GCTTCTTCTGCTGACTTCGGTTCTTCTTCGGCTGACGATTCCGATTCTTCGTCTTGAGGTTGCGATGCCTCTTCTTCGCTTTTTATTTCTTCTTCAATAACCTGTTCGGTATCCGGTGTCGATTCCGGTACGACTTCTTCTTCCAACATAAATCCCCCAAGATTTAATTAGTAACCCGGCTTTGGTTTCCGTGTCTTTTTTTTGTTATTCATTACCCGCTCCTTTACTTTGGTTTGTTTTTCTTATATCTGCTTCAGCTTTGCTCTTGTCTGCTATCGTCTGCCGAACTAAATTAGCTGTATTAACATCTTGTTCATTCTCCAGGCGCTGTCCCTCGTTGTGAAGTTGTTGGCCTTTGGCCGCTACATCACTTTGAGCTTTGAACGTCTTCAGAGATTGATCGAATGTGTCTCCCTTAGCATCTGCCTCTGCCTTAGCGGCTTGAGCCAAATTCTTGGCCGTGTCAGACTTGACATTTTCAATTTCCGCAACAACTCCCTCTTTCTGAATTTCAGCGTTCTCTGCTTCTTTCTGTTGCTGTTCGACTTGCGCTGGATCAGGCTCACCCTGTTTCTGTTTCGGCAAGAACTCTTTGATGTCAAACCTTTCATCCATGCGGCGCAATGTTTCTTGCCCAACAAAGATGAGGCTTTCAGCTAGATCGTTCTGCCCAGCTTTTCTCAATTCAGCAACCTGGGCGATCAAGTCTGTAATCTTCGGCATCAAGAACTGCGTCCACACTTGAACTTCTTTATCTTTATTTGGTTTCCCAGAACTCCCGGCTTGAATACTTAACTCAAGCATATTAAATATTTGAGTCTTATCCATCTGCGGCCAAACCGATCCCTCTTTAATTTCTCCGGTTGGTTGCCCCGTCTGCTCATCAATCATTGGTTGTGACATTGCGCCGGATATTTCTACAACTTGTTCTTCTGTTAATACTTGCAAAAGAATTTGTAGTGTATGGATAGCTGAACGCTCAAACCAATCCTCTACTTCGTCATTGTCTGCCGAGATTTGGCTATTCGTATCTTGAGTTAAAAGCTCTGCCTCTCCCAATGTGCGGGAGCGGTTATTCTTCGGTTGAGTGACATCGCCACCGCCAGTAACTCTTTCAAAGTCTCTTTCGGTGTGGTCGGTAGAATATTGCGCTGGGTCAATAGGAGGAGGTGAGAATACGTCAATGGACGCTTTAACAGGTTGCCCTGGTATGCCGTCAATCAATGCAACTTCACCAGTAACAGCGCCTTCAACGGTCTTAGCATCCTGCGGCGTTACCTCATCTTTTTTACCAATCCAATGAGGTATAGCAATATCCCGGTGACTAGCAAATCTTGTCCTCGCTGAGTTATGCTCATCCTGTAATTCCCGAAGAAGCCTTACATCAGAGAGCGGCCAAAACTGCCCATCAATTATGTTTAACCCCAGCGGTATGTAGGGATACCAATGTTCAGAAACTATCTTTGGGGTAAGCGGCTCTGATAAAAATTCGTCTGCCCCTTCCGGTAGATAGTGAACTAGCTTGTTTACCCTATCCCAAATTTCATATACCTTGACAACCTCCGAAGAGCTTTCGCCGTTACGGTTTCCATCGTCAGGCTTATGTCCTTTAACAGAAAATGTTTTAGTGCCAGCGGGGATTTCCTTATCAAACCGTTTTTTTACGTCTGCCCTTGTCATCCAAATGGCTTCTGCAATAAACGGTGACAAAGAATATTCGTCAAAGTTTCTTATCGTGGATAAATCAAGAATAATATTCTTAGTATCCACAACATCAATAACCAAGCCTTCACTGGCAACCCGCATCTCTTCTTTTTCTAGCTGAACAAGAAACTGCTTCTTCTCTAAAATCATGCGTTCTTTTTCGGAGCGCATCTTCTCGTCAGTAAGCTGTTCCTTTAAAAACTCAAGCTGTTCCAAATCGTCACGGAAATCTTTTATCCGATTCCTAACTATGGGATCAGGCTCAAGCTCAGTCTGGTAATGAATCTTCGTCCACCCAACGCCTGTAGATTTAGCCGCCCTGACGGTAGCTTTCGCTCGCCGCTTCAGGTCAGCGTCACTGAAATGTTTATTCAGTACGATCTCGCACGTTCTTCCAAACAAGCGCATCATCTTCTGGTTGTCACCATTGATCTGCTCGATAGGACGAATAGAAAACTGTGGGTTACGAGCATAAACCTGATTAACACTTCGCCTAATATGCGAATGAATCAGATTTGCCCTGACCAGCTTCCCACTGTCATCATCTTCTTGCGATCCGTTGATATACTCGCGGTCTTTCTTTATCTCTGCCTCAAAATCGCCCATCGTCAATTTTGCCGACTTCAGGCGCTCATCCCATAGTTTTGCTAGGGACTTTACGCCTTTAGCCGGTTCTTTCTTTGACGAGTCAGCCGATCTCGAAAAAGTCGATTCCGCTAATACACCTTCTACTTCGTTTCCGATTTCAGGCATTCAATTAACCAGCGTTGATGATATATGCTTCACAAGTTCCGTCCGTATAGGCAGAACACTTAACCCGTACATATTTCGGCAAAGTAACCTCCGTCATCTTGGAGTAAGCTGGTGTTGCGCCAGAAGTTATGTTGGTAGCGCCAACAGTAACCAGAGCGGTGAATGTAGTATTGTCATCCGACCCCTCAACAACCGCTGTCATTGTTGGGTTGGTGAACTGCTCAACCAAAATTAGAACTTTCGTTCCAGGCAAATTCGGTGATACCGAGTTTTCAATTGCGGTGGATGCGGCGGTTGAATTAACACCAGTTGCGATAGTTGTTTTGGATAACATCTTTTAAATCTCCTGTATTTACAGCCGATATTTTGATTTCTCGATAGTTGGCTGATCCTGTTCGAGAACATAATCGAAAGTCATATATCCCGCCTTTTGTTTAGGCAGTCTCTCTTTCTGATATTTCACCCTACTAATAAGTGCATAGCGCCACTCGTCTGCCACATGATCTTCCATGTTTGTATCTAAATCTTCTGGTCTTGACTCGTCAATCTGAAGCATGGGAACCGTTCTGATAAAGTGCTTACAGTTTGAAAAGACTTTAAATTCTAAGTCGTGTAATCTCTGATTGCATACGTTCCAGCCGTTGATCCTGCTTCCCGACCCGCCCTTAGCCGGCGTCCATGTAAATCCCGAATCTCGAAACAACTCGGTAATGGTGATCCCCTCTCCTTTTGAATACCAGCATGAGGGATCGGCTGGGTTTCTTCTGAAGACAATTCCTTTTGATCGTTCTGGCTCTTCAATGGCTTGCATCCTCCTGGCAACTTGTGATACTGATTCGCTTGTCCCTTTATTTGGCTCACCGCCCCAGCCGTACAATTCTTTGTAGCGGTAGATAATTCCGTCTGGATCAATAGTGTAGTAACCAATGGAATATGGTCTTGTCTTTCCCCAATCCATCCCTCGCCATCTTGGCCAATTCGGCGGTATAACAAACGGCTCAATAATATGTTTGGCTGGATTCCATGCAGTAAAATACTGCCCCTCGATGATGTCCCATCTGCCGTCAAGAAGTTTTTTCCTATCCTTCTCTGGTAGCTTTAAAAGTACATCTCGATAGCCAGTTTCTGAAAGATGCGGGTTGTCGTCCAACCGAGCCGAAATAAATTGCCGTGTCACTCTAGCCGTGTACTTATCGCGCTTTGTAATGTGGGCAAAAGCGGTTGATTTTCCGTCATTCCCGATTCGCCAATAATCTTTAACCCAAGCGTGACCTCTGCCGCCTGGATTTGTGCCTGCCCTCATGTAGCATTTAATTTCTGGGTTGGTTGATCTCAGTCGTGATTGCATAAACTGATAACAAACCGGAGAAGCCCAATGGGTCAATTCATCGAAGCCAATCCATTGATACTCGCTACCCTGATGTTTGTAACGATCATCGTCTTTGTCCATGTACGAGAACTGAATCTTTGCTCCTGAAGGGAAGCGCCATTCATGCTCCGTAGTGTTGTAAACCGCCCCAGGGAATACTTTGGGGTAAACCTGTCTTGACCTATCAACCAGCTCCCCAAGTTCTGGGAATGTCTTTCTGAAAAGTATCGCCCTATATTTCGACCAGTGAAGAGCGTTCTGGTGCAAGCCCATCATGTCGATCATTAACGCATCTGACTTCCCAGCGCCGGCGGCTCCACCGTACAAAACTTCTTGGAACTGAGTACTTAAAAAGACTTGCTGTTTGGGAGTAGGTTTCCATATACACTCCCCTTTTTTTCTTTGTTCTTTTGTAAGCATTAAGAAGATTCTGCCGTTATATCTACGACTTCTTCTTCAAGCAACAAAGGCATCGGAGCTTTAATTGCTACTTGTACAAAATTTAATTGATGTTCGATCTGCGCTTCAATCCGTTTCGGGGCTAAACTCGCCCAAATCTTTAAGGCCGCTTCAGGCTTGTCAAGAAATAGATCATCAAGCGGCGATCTCTTGTTTGCTTCAGTAATTCTGCGGTAACTCTTTTCGACTTCCGCCAACATATCTATTTCAGGTTTTTTCTTTTTAGTCATTAGTTGCTCGCTATACTGGCGTTCATCAACCAGGCTTTCCAATCCAAATAATGGATGTAATCTAAATAATTATGCGACACCAATAAATATCTAATTACATCATTGTCCATATTTGTCAGCGCCTTCAGCAAACATATCGTCTGTGTAAAACTCCCCGCCATGCGGCGCAAAAGTCTGGGCAGACAATGGAATCCACTCACCGCCACCTTCCAACTGGTAAGCGAATGGAATTTTGCTGGTAAAATATTCAAAGGCTTGGTAGCCGATGTGACTCATCCATCTAATCTGATCCCCTGTTTCTTTGTATACGCCGCAATTAGTATTGGGCTTGAAATTTTTAATTTGGTAGCGAAACACCTGCCCTCTGGTAGTGTTTACTAATAAAGTTCTATCTGGTTTTGGAAAGATGCCGAGAACTTCTTCTGCCCGAAGATCAACGCTTTGAGAAAATGAAGGAAGGGCGGTTAGAGCTAAAATCCACGATGTCATAATGATGACGAATATTTTGAATTTAGTCACTTCCAACCGCCTTCCCATTAATCGCGTCTATCACCTTGTTAGCCTTCCTCAATTGCCCTTCGGTTTCTATACTGTATATCGCTAAGTCCTCGTACTCTTTTGTCGGCAGACACATAGCCATCTGCTTATGAACATTTGAATAACATTGCGCCCAATCAAGGGTCGGGCTTTTGATCGCCGGGTAATTCGGATAAACGCCTGCGCCGCTCCCTAGCAACGTCTGGCAAGCCGGGAAACTGAAGAGCAATACTATTAGCGTTAGGTGTCTCACCTTCAATGTTGTTCCGCGTTCGTTCATCTTCCCTGATTTCCATTTCGTGGATGTCCGATACAGTCTCTAGGACTCCTTCAGCAACATCTTTTTTGTTTAGTGCCTTTCCTATCCTTACAAACCACCAAGCGGCTGATAAACCTGACAGGATTGTTAAAGCAATCCACATTACTCTTCGTCCTTGTTCTTATTTTTGCCAACATTGCCCGCACCTACGTTGGCGAATTTCAAAACAAAGTTGACGTACTTCGTAGCCTTGCCTAGAACCTCGTCATCCAGCTTTGAAGGCGTGATAGCCGTGAAAGCGGTCAACGCAGTTACCAATCCAGAAATAGCAAGTAACCAATCTGGAGCCTGTTTTGCGAGTACAGATATTAATTCCATATTTTTGTTTCCCTACCAATGTCGTTTAAAAAAGTCGGCATCCCCTCACCCAGATAAGACCCGGCTATGTTGAAATCGTAAAACTCTAATGCTTCGTCAGGAGTCATTCCGTCACGCTCAATCAAGATGTCTATAATCTTTTGAACGCTGTAAAGAATTGTTTCATCTCTACCGTAAGAACTAACTTCACCTATGATGGCTTCATCTAACCCGTCTGCTGTTAGCATTATGTTTCCTTGTTTTTATTTCTACCAGCACACTGGGCTTGGCTTTGAACTGTCTACGTCAACGTGGAAGAAATTATCGTACACGCCGATTCTTTTAAATTTAGTAAACAGAATAGAAAGTAATAGATATCTGCGACTAGCATTGTCGCAGTAAAGGTCTGCCGCTTTTTTAGCCAGATGTGCGCTAGTACTAGAGCCTTTAACAGCGTCAGAGCTATTGTGCGCCTCGCATCGCACGGCACTTGTGATCTTCATAGGAAAGCCGTACTCATCTCTAACATCTTGCAGTAGATTGACTAACCCCATATCAATATCGTCTGATCCACATCCACACTTGCAGGAAAATTCATCTCTGAAAAAATTCTCAGATATTTTATTTCTCTTATTCATAGACTATTCCTTGCGTCTACCGCTTCGCACAAGCGTTGAGTGTATTTTTTAATTTTATTAGAGATACGCATGAGCTGATAACATTACTATAGCGATGGTGGTCGCCCCGCATGGGGGGATGGCGGAATCCGATTGCCGATCCTGACCTGAAAAAAAGAATGCTTAATAACGCGCGTCATTAAAGGCCAATCCCTCGGTTGTGAGTCGCCTAAAATACTTTAAAGTCGGTGCAAGGCCGTGGAGCTGGTCGCGCCGGCAGATTGTTACCAGATTGTTACCATCCGAAGCCGGCCAGCCTAGCAGATAGCCGAGCCAGCCAGCCGAGAGAGAGAGCAACAAACTAATCGACAGTAACACTAACGATCTGCCCTGCTAACCCCGGCCTGTTCGCCCTAAACAGGGCGATATGGGCAGACGGGCAGACGTCCCAGAATATAAGCTATTCCGCCCCCTTCTCCCTTCCTTCTCCCCCCTTCTTCCTTCCCCTTCCTTCCACGGGACAAACTGAGCAAACAAATCCCAGGGCAAATCTGCTACCTGGTCGAATAAATCCCAGGGCAAATCTGTTACCTGGTCGAATCTGCCAGCCAGATTGCACAATCTCCAAGAAGAACGCCGGCGAAACGACAGTTCGCGATACATCGACAACAAAAATGAAAAAAGACAACTCCGCAAGCTTTTTACCAGCCTACAATAAAAAGACAACTCCGCAAACCCTTAACCAGCCTATGCCAATTCACTTTATTGCAATTATCTGCACTCTTGCTCTTGACTAATAATTGACTACACCGTATATTCTTATCTAAGGAAAAAGCAATTAATCTTTTAGGAGAGAGAACAAATGGAAAATCACCTAGAAAAATACTTCACTTGGAAGGAGCTTGCCAAGATAGCTAAGACTATCAACGGCGCTCCTCTGGGATTATCCCCTAAGATGGAGTTAAACGACCTAACACGCACAAAGGCGGCGCTTGCTGGTTATATCGCTAAGCGCTGGAGTAAGAAAGAAGTAGAAACGGCGCTTGAGGCGCTGGATTACAGCGGCTGGAAATTTGGATACTTTGAGCCAGTAAGTACGCCTAACATTCCAGAGCAGGCAACAATTCCAGAGTGGGTAAATTCCGAAGAAGAAACTATTAATCCTGAAGAGCAAACCACACAAGCGGCAGACGCTGAAGCCGAAAAGTACCGCAAAATTAAAGAGATTTTAGGCGGCACTGATATTTCAGAAGAAAAAGTGCAGGAGATGATTGAAGCCGCGCTGGATAAGCGCCCGGTCAAACGGGAAAAGATAATCAT